ATGTGGAGTAAGTATACATTTGTTTGTGATCCTGATGAGTGTGACGCTCTTCTTGAGTTTACCGCCAGGGATGAGTATGGATTCCCTAATGGATCTGTAGAGATGACCTGCCCGTGTGGACGCAAGATGGTTTATATTAGTTATAATGACGCTTGGGAGCCTATCTTCCCTGTGACGAACATCACATCCCCAAAACTTGTAAAAATCAACACCAACCCGTATAATTGATATATGGACCTAAACACATTTAAAGAATACATAAAGATACATATCATCAGCCTTGAACAAGACCTTGAAAAGATTGACTATGTTAACAGTCATCACTTCTATAGAGTTAAAGAAGCAGAGATTAATAACTCCCGTCACTTTTTGTCAGTGTTAGAGGCTACAATAGACTAATGATGAATACAACCTTAGAACCAAGACTACAGAAACTGATTGATATGGGAGAGTCAGGTACTGACATCCTACACGGGGAACTTAAGAACCTAATGCTGGAAGCCGAGAATGATTACATTGAGATTGAGAAAGAGGAGCGGGAGGGTGGATACTCTGACGCAATGCTTTCTATGGACCGCACAAGAGCAGAAGGACGAATGGACGCTCTCGTAGAAGTCTATGCCCTTACATACCAATTAGCATTTGCTATTAATGATAGGATAAAGAACAATGAACAATGAGCGATTTATTGAAATGGACCTTGATGAGTGGGCCGCTACATACAAACCAATCAAGAATCATATAGATACAAATGCTTCCTTTGACGGGGAGATGTTTGAGACATATGGTGAAGAACTTGAGTTTGTTAAGGCACAAGATGAGGACCGTATCTGGATGTATGGAGACGGTGACGACGGTGGTTGTTATATCTGGAATGGTTGGCACTATATTAATCGAATAGGATACTTTATCACTTCGGTACCCTGCCCACCTGATACGACCATTCAGGTCTTGGTCAGTCATAACTGGTATTTCTGTGAGAACTGCCATGCTGAACTGGAGGACCCTGATAATCTTATTAGAGATTCCTTCCAAGACCACGATTTGGAAAAATGCACACAATGTGCTACACTTGATGAAATGACCTTAGTAGGATTGGAGAAGTAAATGATATCAGTAGATAATTTAACTCTCATTGGAGAGTTTGCAGTAGACAGTGGCCAAGCAATTGTTGGCGACCCGTGCTACTTAGAGGACTGGAAGCCTTGGAATTCAGAGGAGGATAACTTTGAGGACCACATCAACAGGGTTGGAGAGTATGGATACCTCGGCGCCTGTAATGCTACCCTTGGCAAGGGCTTTGGCCAATTGGGAAATCAAGCGGTAGCCTTTTCGACGGGATACGGAGACGGACTCTACCCTGTATACGCAAACATTAATGAGGACGGACGAGTAGGTCTTATCGTAATTGATTTCACAGGCGAGTATGACGTGGATGACAACTAATAGGATCTCTGCAGCATATGCACCAAAGAGCATTAGCGCTTAGCGCATCATCGATCAACAGGTCTGGGTCACCTGCTGATTAAATAAATAAAGATAGGGTTGGCGTAGCCTGTGGGGGTTGCGCCACCCTGTCCTTTACTGTATAATAGATAAAGAGGAGAGTTATGACTTACAGCGTTCGTAGAAAACCTGAAAGCACAAAAGAAATACAATACTCTAATCGTATGGCTAAGTTATTGACCGAAGATATGGGACTTAACTTAGAAGCGCTTGGATTTCACTTGGTACATAACCACCCTGTTATTGTATCTCGCAGACTTGAAGTAGTTGCCTTGACTGCGGGGGAAGAGTATGATAAACTTATGACAGGATACTTAGGAGAGGATTACACAGAACTATGGAAGTAAATTTCGCAGACAGATGTGGTATTTTAGGACAATTTTGGTATGACTTTAGAGATGACCCAACAGTCAAACCATTTATGGAATACAATGATGTGGGTATGCCGCTTGCTTGGTTTATTGCCACGGGAGTTGTGACACCACTACCAATGGCAGAGGAATACATCAACGAAACATTTGCTATGTTCCTTAACGCAATGGAAGTAGAAGAACAAGATGTTGTTGATGTTGATAACCTTGATGACCTTCTTGCTATTGTAGAACAAAAGAAAAGCGAAAGAGGAGAGTAACTTCGGCTGCACCCTTCGGGGCGCCCCCTAGGGGATCTAGAAAATATACCATACATCTCAAACCTTGTCAAACCTTCTAGAAGGTATTACGAACGTCGACAAAATTTCCCTGGAATTCTATTAAGATCCTCGTCCAAAAAATCGCTGGCTTTTCCTAGCATAACAAACCTCATTTGTCAAACCCTTTATGATCCAAACCAAAAAAATCGCTGGCTTTTTGGGATATAAAGGTTTGTCAAACCATGTTATAATAATCCTATGGCCAGAGATCACTTTGCTCAAATGAATAGACAAACCTCACATCGTCATGACTCTCTATCTGACTCTGCAATATTCAATGAAGCAATGAATACTATAACGGGTATGTTGTATTCTATTGTTACTCTTAAGGCTTTCTTTCCTTTCTTTAGATCCCCTGCGGAAATCACTGATAATGCTGTTAATCATGCCCCTTATCCTATGCCGTCGCAAAAATCGGGGGATCAAAAGTATAGACAATTAACCCTATGGTAAATAACAAACCTTTTATCCTGGTTTCCTATAAATTGTATAAAGGTTTTTCAAAATAAGATTACGATATGATCAAATTTCTCCCTGGTTTTGGGAGATTTTTTATGGGCAAAATCATGCATACAAGGACTTGACAAACCAAGGTTTTGCATGTATAATGCCCAAACCTTACAATGGGATATGAGGTTTGACAATATCGGGCATATGTGGTATGAGGTTTGGAGGTTTGAGGTTTGGGGTTTGGGATTAAGATCGCCTTCGTTAAAAGTGCGCCATTCTCCACTATCCTCCACATCACTCCACTTCTACCCTATCTAATAATATAATCAGTAACATTTATCTGTGGATAAACCTGTGGATAACTATTACGAAAGGTACATTCTTAACCCTATTTCCTACTCAAATGTACCTTAACTAACCAATAGGTATATTCTTAAACCTGTGGATAACCATCTCTAAAGGCTACAACATCCTTAAACATATCATCATCTGGACGCTGTGGTAAATGTGAATAGTCTGATGGGCTATCTGGATTAAACAACCTTATAAATAGCATTCTGACATACTCTCCATCTTTAAACTCTTTATGAACTCTCCAATGGATCTCCTTATTAGGATTAAAGACAAGGGCAGAGTTGTCCTTTATCTCATAGGTCTGAAGGTTTAAACCTAAAGCCCAATCGGTATTAGACTCTATCTGGATATTAAGAATCAAATCATTTGTATCTCTATCAAGGTGTGGTGGAAGGTTGGGTGTACCATACAATGAGTTATACTCTACATAGGTAGCACTGCGTATCTGAAACGGTAGGTCTGAAACCTGCTTTACAACACTCATCAATTTGTCAAAAGTCTTTTGCTTCACGGTACTAACCAAAAGGTTATATTGAACCCTACCTAACTCATCATGGATCTCTGGAATATTAGCCTCTACAGTCTCATACAAAGCCTCTATCTCTTCTTCTGAAAATATATCGGTGACTATGCTTATGTCAACATCCTTTTGAACCTGTGGCAATGCCTCTGGCTCTGATATTTTTGCGGTACATGGATCAGACACCCTATGGGACAAGAACTCCCCACATGGGCATAAGGCTTCCATACAGTGGCAGTTGTCTTTGTCTATCAAACCTTCATTAACAGGTAGAGGGTTGCAGGGTTTATTACTTTCATGGGAAACATATTCGCCACATGGGGAAAATCCTATCTTCCCATACTCGCCTGCATGTCCTACTCCTTGGGGGCTTGCGTTACATAGGTCTGGTTTCATATAGGTATTCTATCATGCTATTGGGGATTACGATGACATCTTTTTATTCCCCGCATTTTTAGGCTATTAACCAATATTGCCCGTGTAGGGCATAAAAAGGTTTGTAAACCTCTATTTTGCGCCGAACTCTAAAGACTTACCTATAGCATTATTAACCATACGGATCAAACCTCGTCTCGTAATTTTTGACGCATCAAATGTCTCCGTATAGCCCCCTTGTGGCATATCCGCCTTATCCAGGAAATGTCCATACTTGGAAGTAAGGGTTTGTACTACTATAGTTTCTATCTGTCTTGCTTGATCCCGTTCGGAAAACCACCAATACTTGATTAGGACCCAGCCCTTCTGCCTGTGGCTTGCAAACCTTCTACCAGACACATCTGATATACCTATCTTAATAGCCTTATGTCTGGGGCTATATAGTATGTATAGTAGGGTCATGAGTCTATTATACTTGACATACCCTGCCAATTTTGCTATACTTGGATTATGCACATATTCAGAGTATCTCTATTAGATTACGCTACGGCATTTGATCTTGATATCTTTGCCTCAACTGAGAAAGAAGCCAGAGCAATGGCACAAGCAGAAGAACCTAAAATGAACATAACTAAAGTGGTTTGTCTAACTACTATTGAAGCCATATGAAACTACACTATGGCAAGATGACAGCAAACTACTCTATTGGCATATATCTCCATGATTGGGGATATCCAATCAAGCATCAATGGGAGATAGGTCTATACCTGTTTAAGTGGTATGTGGGTATAGACTTCTTTACCGATGATTAACATGGAAATCCCTGATCCATTCCAAACCTTTGTAGCCAACAAATATGCCAATGCTAAGGGTTATGTTCATGACTGGTTTAGCGGTGAATGGTCTTATAGATGTAGTACCTGTGGGGAAGATCTTTTTGGTCCGTCCCGCAAAATATTGACTAAGATTAGATTGTTTCATACCAGAAATGAGTGCTTAGGTGGCTACTAAGAAATGTGAACATACTTGGTACATGAGAGAGCATGGAATTACCTGTACAAAATGTCTAATGATTTGGGAGAGTGATGAGAATATTAATTTGTCCAGTCTGTAAAAAAGAATGGGATCTTAGGTGGGGAATTATGGCTAACGAGTCATTGTCTCGCCATATGAAGGATTGTAACCGATAGTGCCCGTGTAGGGCACAATAAGGTTTATAACTCCTATTTTTGCCGAACTTTAAAGACTTGACAATTTTTTCGCCGAATGGTATGATGTATATATGAACACTATGAAAGTAAAGGTTGAGATCAATCCTGCTACTGGCCAATGGAGGTATTACGATTCCGTTATACAGCAATACTCATCTGAGGAATGGCCAACCAGGAAGAAGGCCTTTGCTATGTCAAATAAATATTACGATGTGATGTATAAACCATGACATGCACAAAATACGGATGCGACTATCAATTAGACCTTGATGGCCAGGTAACCTGTGCTGTCTGTGGGGCTATGGATGATGATGCATCAACCCCAATAACATTAGATATGTTTGAGGCCCAAGTTGACTTTGAGTAATGGCTCTGATATAATAGTATGATGGAAATAATTATAATACTACTTACTTGGTATGCCACCAAATATTACTACACGAGAAGCCTTAAACTCTCAATGCCTGCTTCAGATCCAAACCTTGTACAGATTCAATGCCATAAGTGTGCTCAAACCGTAGTAACCCATAAAGACAATCTACGTGCTCCATTCTACTGCTTGGTTTGTAAGTAAGTCATGGACAAGTTTGAATCCTCTTGGAGCCTATATGCTAAGAAGATTGATTCTTATAGAGTAGCCTGTAGCCAATGTAATCAACTATATATAAAACAAGATGACGAACCATTTGTATGTCTTACCTGTGCTGCTAAATAAGATTACGATGAAGTCTCTTTATTCCCCGAAAATTTAAGTTCTAAGTTTTTATCCTTAGTAAACCACATAGGCAGCGAGTATCTATCTTGGCTAATAGAGGAAACTCCATGTACCATATCATCTCCATTTGAAGGAAATATGACCAAGTCTCCTAACTTTGTTTTTATAGATAGATTAAGGTTTGGAAATTCTAAGTCTCCATCCTCTGTATCATTTAAGTAAAGAACAGAACTATACACGAACTGGGTGTCATCTCCATTATCAAGTTCATTTCCATTATCAATGTCGTTATGTTGACTAACAGTGGCTCCTGGTAGGTGCTTAACATACCAAAAAGAATTTAAGAAAATGTCATCATTATCACCATATTGTTTAGAAATCATGGTTTTTACATTTTCTACAATATCAATGGATAACTCTCTAATATCTTCTAAACCATCAATAATACTTTCACACCCACCTGCTCTATACAGAACATCTACCCCAAATCGCTTCTTAAACCATAATCCTTCAGAACCCTCTCTAAAAGATTCCTTATTCCTGTCAATATAGTTAACTATTCGGGTGGCATTATCCTTACTTATGAAGTTATTTATTACTTTGATTTGTTCCATAATCCTATTACATCATTACGGCATTGTGATAGTTTATATTTTTGTGATATAATCAGTATATGAATAAATCTAAGTGTTTCTTTTGTGATAAAGACGCAACCCATTACGATGTTGTGATAGATCACGCTGACTATATTGTCGCTGATGTTTGTTTAAATCATCTATCTGTGAGCCATGTCTCGTAATGTTTGTAAATAAAGAAATTGTTGATAAAATTTTTGAAAATAAGCAAAATGGTACAACATGTGTAATAAAGAATTTTTGCAATGAAGTCCCATCTTGGGAAGACTTTATTCAATATTTAGAAGAATCAACGCATCAACCAAGTTCTTTTCCAGATCCACTTCCGCAATACGATCTTAACCTTGGTGGAAAAGTAGTTGGAAATACTCTCATTAAACAAAATTTTTATATGTATATTGCCCCACACAGACACATTGGAAACTCATTAAGTATAATAAAAGAACTTTCTGGTATCAATCCAGCATTCTCAATTACAACCATATATATAAACTTATCTAGCACCGTAGACAATATTCCAACTCATACTGATGAATTAGATAACTTTTATTGGCAATGCCAGGGATCAGTTGAATGGGAAGCCAATGGTAATACATACGTTATTAATCCTGGGGATTTAGTTTTTATCCCAGCAAAAACATACCATGCTGTAAATTTTTCTGGTCCAAGGGCTGCGATTGGGTTTAGTGTTGATCTAAATGAATAAAAGAATACTTAAAGATGGATCAGAGGTTGATTCTTTTGATAAGCCAGTTGATTTAATTATTCATACCAAAGCCCCTGGAAAATGGAAATTGACTGACCTGGAAACAGGTGAAGAGTACCTTGGATCTGAGATAAGCACAGACTTTGCAGAAGTTCTAAGAGAAAAAGTTAAGATTAATAAAATAGGCACTTGGGTAAAAACCAAGTGGAAGCAAAAGAAAGTTGACTAAACCCTCAACTTAAGGTATACTGGATATATGGAACTATTTATGCACGACTATGCCTCTTGGGTGCTCGCTGTTATTGGTGTGTCAGGTATATATTTTGTTGGTCGTAAAAGTTTCTTTGGTTGGTACATTTTATTGTTCAATGAAGTACTGTGGATGGTTTATGCTGTTACTACAAAGCAGTATGGGTTTATCTTCTCTGCCCTCGCATATGCGATAGTCTATATTCAGTCTCATAGGCACTGGAAGTCTTTAGATAAAGAACAGATGCACATGAAAGACTTTCTTAGGAGAGTTTATGAAACCTGAGCAATGCATAAAGTGTGAGATGGAAATCAAAGATCCTTTATTTTGGGAGACACATCAGACTATGACAGATGATTGGATTTGGTGTGCTTATGCCAAAAGAACCTAAGATAACTCAGATGGATTGGCGTAGCCTTGGCTATTGGCCAGAATATAAAAACGGAAAGAAAGTGTGGGTACCTAAAGATGACAAGAATGACAAAGATAGAGAAGACTAGAATATGGCCATTAAGAGTCATAGGTAACTTCTGTGGTGGCTTTGCTGGTAATCATTTGTTTAAGGCTATGATGTTGGAAGAAGAGTTAGATGCTGATTTAGGATTTCGTCATAAGTACCACGCAAAAATGTGGGTAATCCTTAACAAACCCTACAAATGGTGGGGGACATACTATCAACTTGATATAGAACAAATGAAAAAAGACTTAGAGGGTTCAGGGTGGGATGACTATGACGAGTTTGGCAAAGCCTATTGGGATAAGGATAAAGAATGAGTATAGACGAAATGACATTAAGAGAAGAAATTGCAAGGGCTATAGAAGCCATACCTATTGAGTCATCAATAACAAATGCTTTAGGCATGCGTACAGAAGCAGCAAAAATTGCAAGAGGAGATGGAAACTATATGACTGAGTTTTTTGACAGACAGGAGGAGTACAAGTGATTAGTGCATTTTTTTTAATTCCAGCATTTATTATAGGATATTCAATATGCTATTTTGTTATGACCTACAAAGTAAGCCAGGATTAATATGAAACCAACAGCATACATATTCGATGTAGATGGCACTCTTGCCAATGTAGATCCTTACCTTCACCATGTTCGTGGCTCTAATAGGGACTATGAGGCTTTTCATGAGGCTTCTATAGATGCCCTGCCAAATATAGAAGTGGTAGAGATGTTAAATCATGCGTTTTTTGATCAGATGCACGTTATTATTGTTACATCAAGAAAAGAAACTTGGCGTGGTCTAACCTCTTATTGGCTTGCCAAAAATGACATTGGACATCACGCACTGTATATGCGTAGTGATGATGATAATAGACCAGACTATGAAGTTAAAAAAGATATCTTACTTAAGATTAAGAAACATTGGAATGTTGTTCATGCAGTAGACGACAATCCCAACGTGATTAGGCTTTGGGAAAATTATGGAATACCTACTACTAAGATAGGTACATGGGATGGGAACAAATCTTGACACAGACATGTCAGTATGGTATGATTAGTTTATGAGCAAACGAGTTAAGAAGATTTATAAGTGCGTTGAGTGTGAGACTATGATTACTATTGTAACCAAGGTTCACGAACTTCCAGAATCAATTATCTGTCCATGCGACAGCGTAGCAGAAAATCAAGGATCAAAATGAGAAAGTCTAACAACAAAGTATCTCAGCACAAGATTAAGAGAGCAACAAAGAACAAGAAAAGAATACAGGCTAAGCCATATCTTTCTAAGTTTGAGCGTCAACAATTAGAATTAAGAAAAAAGATTGTATTTGGTTCTTTGCAGATGGCAAATGACAGATAACATAATTAAGTTTCACTCGTGTCATAAGTTAAACAACGAATCTGAAGACTATAGGCCATCACCAGTAAAAAATCATATACCAAATTGGTTTTTAGAAAAAGATAAGCATGTTAGGAATGAGGATGGTACATACCCTTTAATTTTTTTAAAAGGTGAAAACGGAAACACAGTTCCAAGCAGAATGCCATCTTGGAAATCATGTCCAGCGTTGCTTGATGTTTTTGTTTCAGGATACTATTTGTTTACGCCTTGCGACATTACAATTAAAACTAATCATGAAAATCCTGAAAAGCAACCTGTAACAGTAAAATTGGGAGGTGCATGGAGCCGAGATGACGCAAATCAAATAAAAGGATTTGCATTCTGTAAACTGCGTGGAGATGAGGAAGGTTTGCCAAAACCAGACGGATACTATGAAATTCCTTATACTTGGGTTCTAAATTGGTCAGCACAGGTTCCTAAAGGTTATACAATATTCTTAACAAGTCCAATAAATATACCAAACTTGCCATTCAAGACTATGTCTGGCTTTATGGACTCTTATAGTATTTTAACTGGATCAGGAAACATTCCTGTTTATTTTAAAGAAGGCTGGGAAGGAACTATTCCTGCAGGAACTCCTTATGCTCAACTAATACCTATAAAAAATGAGTCATGGGAGTCTGAAATTGTAGAATATACAGATGAAGAAATAAAAGAAAACTTTAACCAGTATGTTGAAGACTATATGCTAGGGTTTGGAATAACAAGTTATAAAGGAAAAGACTGGTCTAAAAA